TAAACATTGATACCATTCTGAAGGGAAGTCAAACGTTTGATTAGCTGTAGTAATATCCTCAATAGGACGTTGTACAGTCATGTGTAATTCATATGTAGTTGATGTACTTGCATTAGGTGTTAAGAATACTTTAACTGTACCATTTAAAACTGATGGTTTATAAAATACAGAATTTACTGTACCTGTATTATACTTAGATCCTAAGATATTATATTCTTGTTCTGAAAGAATAGACATAGGTAAGTCAATATAAGTATTTAAAAGAGAATCAACAGTTACAGTTGCTGGTGTAACAAAAGTACCACCAGACATTGTTAAAACATCTCCTACTGTATAGTTACTACCACCAGCATTAGAAAGAAGAGCTGATGTAACAGTTGTTCCACTATATGTTAAATTAAATTGTGCACCTGAACCAGATCCACCAGTACAACTTACAGGATTAGTAGGTTTTACTGTATACCCTGAGCCCCCGGAAAGTAAAGATACTTTTGCAACTTGATTTGTAGTATTAGATATATTTCTTAAGAAAGCTTGAATAAGTCTTAAAGGCTTATTAGTAACTAAATCATTAGTAGCTGCAGGTCCAATAGTATAAGAAGTTTGATTAGACTTTAAATCAATAACTAACTCAGTGACTGTCCAGAGTTTAATACCATCTGTCATCCAATCTTTAAGCATCATATTAAGAACCATACTTGAATTCTCAATAGCTTGTGCTGTAGGTTGAGCACCTTCTTCAAGAACACCTAAGAGTCTTAAAGCTGACTCAATAATGTCATTGCGGGTAACGCTAAACGTTGTTGTTCCTGAAGTAGCCATATTAGTCCTTATGTTTACCTAATAGTTTTTGTACTGTTTTTGTTTCATAAATACGGATACAAGTCCATATAATAGTAAACAAAGCTGCAATAGAAGGCAATATTTGCATTAATGTTCCTACTGCTGTAGCAATAGATGCACCATCTAATACATGTTTAGTTGCATCTGTTAAGTGTTCGTGAGGCATTATAAATCCTTTGGTTCCCAGCCGTATATCTCGGCTACTTGATATGTTAGTTTATAGAAATTTTTGTTATGTAACTCGTATCTTTTACCCTGAAGGTATAAAATAAGATGCACCATTTCATGTGCCATTGTTTTCTCAAGAGTTTGTAGATGACTCATTTTAGCTGAACTAATTGTAATACAATGAGGTTCAGGTTGATACTGACCATAAATGGTAGGATCATCTACAACTAAAAATTCTATCTCGGAAGGTCTTGGTAACTTATACTTGTTGAAGGGTGGAAGGTTACATAACATTCTGTATACTGCCTTACACGATTCAACAGTTATAAGGTTCATAGCATTAGTATGGACGCGTGCCAGCTTTATCTATGATTAATACTTGTTTGCGTGGTTTATCTGCAAACTTATTAGGAATGGATATATGTACCCATGAATCAAACTCTCGAATAAGTTGGTCATACTCAAGGTTTGTTTTAAGTAACTCTTTAACAATGTTATCAGGTGTTAAGCCTGGTACTTTAATATCTGCAGCACAACCAATGCAATGTTGACTTGTAGGTTTACTTCCTACTGCAGTATTGACTGCTGGTGATCTATATGCAGAGTTCACCATAACGGGTCGGCCTAACACTCGACGAACTTCTTCTAGGAATCTAGCTAATCTTGTTAGGTTAGCTTTAACTTCTTCATTAGGAGTATTGTCTAAACCTTGACGTTCAGCAATCTCACTATGTGTAAGTTCCTCTAGAGTAAAGTTAGGACTTAAATTCATTTCTTTTTAATGTAAAATAAACTACGTTCACCAAATAAATAGAAACCTACTGCACTAGCAAAGTTATCTACTTCAGGAGTAGCTATTCCAGATACATGCATATATACCCATGTAGAAAGCACAAGAAGGCCTATTAGAGGCCTCATCAATCTAACAATAGCTTCTACCCAAGGGTAAGATGCATTACCTGATCCTGCTTCATTCATGACCTTAAAGAACTCTAGGTCTATATTTTTCATCTGAGCATACTGCTCGATAGTTGCAGGTTTAAATTGATCAGGTGCTACAAACTTATTAATAAGGGATTTACCTAAGTCCATTACTACAGGAGCAAAAGCTGATAGGATTGTTATTGGATCCATTATTTTTCTGTAGAGTAAATAACTGCTTCTGTTTTACCAGTAATAGCTGTTTCTAAACTAATGTTATTAGTTCTAAGAATATTAGCTGGAAAAGGTTTTGTAATTGGATCTTGAATTACTTCAGTTTCAATAGTCGCTATAGGTTCTACAGTAACATCTGTAGAATCATTTTTACCAAATAGTTTATTTAAAATATCCATTTAATATTTAATCCTTTTTAGATTCTTCTTCTTTTTGTTTTTCAAGTATCTTTTCAGCTTGGTCTTTACCTTGCATTTGAATAAGACTAATAAGATGAAACACTTCATTAAAGGGTAATTTACCTAATTGTGTAAGTACTGCATTTACTTCGTCTAACGTAAAAAGAATTGCTATTTTATCTTCCATTACTATCTCCTTAGTATTTTTTATTCTCAAATTGTGTTGCAAATATATTCATAAAAACTGTATTGTTTTCTAAAGACTCTATTTCATGTGGCGAACCTGCAATTAAATCAAAAGCACCATCTTCTTTAGTTGCTATAATTTCTTTACCGTCTTTACGTATTGCAATACTACCATTTAAACAGATAGTTCCATGATTATACACATGTTCATGAGATGATAAACCCTCACCTTTATTGGCATGAAATATGGCACAGGTTGTGCTATCGTAGGTAAATGAATGTTTAGGTACAATATGTATTATCATACAGGCGTTGTTCCTGTAGATACTGGTTGATTTTCTGCCACAATGACTGGTTTTTTAGGAATATAGTCTATTACAAATGAACCTGGAAAATCAGGAACTAAAGCATGTAATCTATCTTCATAATCGTCATCAGCCGTAGTAATAATTTTATAATCTTTATCCATTAAATATTTCATATAATTTCCTTATTAAGTTGCTGTAAGCGGAGTAGCCAAATCATAATAATAAATTTGGTATCCAGTTGTACTCCATTGACCCAAATAAACGGCTGTAGATGTACTAAGGACAGCAACATTACTACTACCTGATGTATAAGTGCCATTTAAATTAAAGTCAGCCGCTGTGGTGTCACATGTAAAATTACCAAATGTAGTAATTGTAGAACCAAATAAAGCATTTCGGTTTGTACCAAATAAACCAGTTACTTGATTAATAGGTGCTAATGAGTAGTTAGGAGTTAAATAATTCTTGGCTGTTACTGTTAAGTTTGATGTTGTTGTAACTCCAGCCGCTCCTGCATTGGTAATTGTATAAGCATATTTACCATAAATTACTTTGTTTGATGTGTTATACAAAAATCCACCTTGCGCAAAGGATGAGAAATTACTTTGATTTGCTTGTTCAATAGCTAAGCGAGTTGTTGTTGTTCTATTACCTTGTGTAAATGTATTAGAGGCTGGAGTGTATGATACATATTTACCAGCAAGAGAGTTAGAGACGCCATTAGTAAATGTAGTAAGGCTTGTTCTAGCACCATATGTAACTGGAGCGCTAGTAGCATTATAAGTGTAAGTGGTATTACTTGCGGAGTTAGTTAAAACAGGCGCAGTTGTTCCCGTAATTGTACACCCGCCTATGTAAACAACATTGGCTGTTGCTGGTACACCAGCCCCAGAAGCAGTGCTATTATAACTAAAACAAAAAGCATAGGCATTATTACTTCCTAAATAAGCACAATATATATTTCCCGTTGATGTAAATGCATATGTACCTTGTCCACCCTGGCCACCTGCTGATGAAACAGAGGTTGCATAAAGAGTTCCTCCAGACACTGACAATCCAAACCAAGCAGATCCTGTGTTGCCATTAACGTTACAACAACATCGGCTGCCACCTACATCATTACCGCCAAACATAACAAGGGCATGCCCAGCATTATCTGTATCATAATTACATGCAGTACTTACTGCATAAGAATGTATAGCAGCAGATGCAACGGTTACTTGGTTACCTAAAGTAATTGCTTTAGTGGTAGTGTTTACTGTTACAAGTTTTGCATAAATTGCACTTGTGTATGACACACTAGGTGATGCTGGGCCTCCAATCTCAGCCCAAACTATAGCGGAGTTAGTAGAATCTAATGGGACTAGAGATACATTGTATATAGTGTACCCAGAATTAACAAGTACAGAAGATGTAGAGGTTGATGAATTAACTTGACCATTGACCGCAAAGTTATTTGTGTACCAAAAACCTGATGCAGTAGATATGTCTTTAATAGTTAATGCATCATTGCCAGATGTAAATTGTCTGATTGTTCCACCACTGTCTTTTAAGGCAATAGCAGTATATGGGCTAAAGTTTTGAAATACAAATCTTTCATATCCAGCCGTCATGCCACTGTTCATAGCAGGCATTGTAAATGATGGTGCAACTGCTGTTGTAGTGTCACCTATAGCTCTAACAACTTGATTAGAAGATGATGTTAAGGTAAAGTTAGCAGTTGAAGATGTAAATGTGTAATTTGTAACACCTGTCGAACCACTTGCTGAATTTTGCCATGTAGGTAGAGCACTTGCACCATTAGATGTTAAAACTTGTCCTGTTGTACCTACTGAAGCTAAAGATTGAAAAGCACCTGTTGAAGTTGTACCACCTGCTAATAAAGAGTAAGCAGTAGCAGTAGTTAAACCTGTACCACCATTAGCTACACCTACAGTACCTGTTACGTTAACTGCATTAGTAGCATTAGTAACAGCAGTTGAACCAATAACTGATACTACTTGAGCTGCTGTTGCAGCAGTTACAGCACTTGAAGAGTTACCATATAATAAACCAGTTAAAGGAGTTAAAATAGGAGCAGAACTAAATGTTTGAGCTGATGCAAATGTATTAGTAGAATCTAATTGTGGAAAGTTTTGAAGATCAGCAGCTGTTAAACGAAGTTCAACTTTATCACCAGTACTAAAAGCAGAGGCAGATGTACCATCTTGACCACGAACAATAGTAAATGTATCTGTAGTTCTAGCAGTTACTTTAACAATCTCAATTACAGTACCTGATGTATTAGATAAGGTACAGTAAAAATATTGACCAGCTGTAGGGTTTGGAAACAAACCACCAGTAGCAGAAGTTACTGTTAAACTAGTAGCAATTGCAGTAATGCCAGAAGCTAGTGCGGTAGATGCGTTATTGGTAAATAAATTTAATCCTGCCATAATATTATCCTAAAGTTTTAGTGTTAATTGCTGAGCCGTTAATTGATGTTAATGTTGATGGAACTACTCTATGATAAGATAGAGTTGCTGTTACTGTACTATAAGCATGTG